CTGCTGGTGGTAATTCAGATAGTGAAGATATTGGTAATTTTAAATATGCCGTACCTTCAGGTTTCAAAGCATTGTGTTCAAAAAATTTATCAGACCCAGCAGTTATACCTTCAGAAAATTTTAATACCGTTCTTTATACTGGAACTGGAAGCAGTCAAACAATTACAACTGGTTTTGATACAGACTTAGTTTGGGTTAAAAACAGAGGTAGAGCATCCGAGCCAGTTTTAGTTGATACTCTTAGAGGTGATGGGGTAGTTTTGCACCCCGATAGATACAATGGAGAAACAAGTCCTACTGGCGCTCCATCTCTTATATCAACTGGATTTACGGTTAGTTCAAATGATGATTGGTATAACCGAAGTTCAGATACTTATGTAGCATGGAACTGGAAAGCTAATGGTGCTGGATCATCTAATACAGAAGGAACAATAACTGGTACTGTTTCTGCAAATACAAGCGCAGGGTTTAGCATTATTACTTGGACAGGTTCAGGTTCGGCTGGAACATTAGGACATGGTTTAAGCAAGGCTCCTAATTTGGTTATTATTAAGCGGAGAAATTCAACAGACGAATGGGTAGTGGGTTCAATACAATCAACATTGTCAATGGATTTTACGGACTTTTTAGAACTTGATACGTCTGATGCAGTTGGGGATAACACTTATTTCAATGATACTGCACCAACTTCAACCGTTTTTAGTGTAGGCACAGATGGAAGGGTAAACACATCATCTGCCCCTTATGTAGCTTATTGCTTCCATGATGTTGAAGGTTATTCCAAAATTGGTTCTTATCAAGGTACTTCAAATGCAAACGGAACTTGTGTCCACACAGGTTTTAGACCAGCAATGGTAATTATTAAAAACGTAACTCAGAGCGGGAATCATTGGGTTATGTTCGATAATGCTAGATCGCCATTAAATCCTCATACTAAATTTCTTTTTGCAAGTGACTCTGCTGCAGAAAATACAAGTAATGGAAATAATTTAGATTTTCTTTCTAATGGATTTAAACTTAGAAAATCGGATGGTTGGTATAATCACGGAAACTACAAGTATTTATATATTGCTTTTGCTGAACAACCTTTTAAATATTCAAACTCAAAATAGGAGAAAAAATTATGTGGAGTCAAGTATCAGGGGGTGAAGTGATAAGAGTCATTCCATCTCCTATTGCATTAACGATTAATAATATTCAGTATCCAAAAAATATCTTTTCATTATGGAGTGCATCAGAATTAAAAGATATTGGCATCTATCCATATTCTGAAACAAGAATTGATGGAAGATATCATAATACTGGTTCTTTATCTTATGATGTTGGTGCTGATGCAGTAATTGGTACTTATGATTCGACAGATAGAGATGTTGCAGAATTGAAAAAAGGCATGCTTCAACAAACAAAAGATATAGCTGCTAATTTTTTATCAAGAGATGATTGGATGGTAATAAGAGAAGCAGAAGGTGGTACTGTGATGCCAGACGATATTAAAACATATAGAACGGCAATAAGAAAAGAAAGCAACGATAAAGAAACTGCAATTAATGCTTTAAGTAATTTGGATGCGATTAAATTATATGAAGCAACACCATATACTGAAACAAGAAAAACTGCAACTTATGATGAACTTGGTAATGTTACTTATGGTTCTCCGAATGTTGAACATCAACGTGATTTAAATTTAGTTACACATTATTTTGCTGAAGATCCTTTGGCAATTGCAGATCCTGGGTATGTGTCATTAGTTAAAGGTTCGTAAATGAACAATGTATAATTATAAATAGTTAAAAATTTGGAGTTAGTATGGCATCAATACTCAATCAGACAATAGATCAGGGTACGACATATTCAAAGTCGATTACTGTATATGAAACTGATGGAACAACTATACAAAATTTAACTGGTTATACAGCTGCATCACAATTACGCAAAAATTATACTTCAACTGCTTCTACTACAATTCTCTCAACAATACAAACACCAGCAACAAATGGTGTTATTGTTTTATCATTGTCATCCACACAAACAGCTGGACTTAAATCTGGTAGATATGTTTATGATTTACAAATTACAGCAGGTGATGGTACAGTATCAAGAGTTGTTGAAGGAGTAATAACAATTAGACCTGAGGTGACCAAGTAATGGCAAATGTTGTAGTACAAGCAGCATCAGACACTCCGAATGTGATAAAAGTAACACAACCGGGTGTTGCAAGTTCGCAGGTTGTTAAATCGACTGAATCAAGAGGAACAATAACTGTTAATGCGGCGATTGATGTTGATTCATCTTCAGCACCAGATCACTCAATATTAATTTGGAACTCGTCTATTTCAAGATATGAATTAAAAGAATGGGAATCCATGGCATTAGATGCAGGAACAATGTAAAGGATAAACTATGGCCAATACAATACAAATAAAAAGATCAACGAATAACACAATACCTAATTCTAATATTAGTGGTGGTACTCTTACTGCTGGTGAATTAGGTTATTCTTATTCATCAGATGATGGTAGTGGTGATGAAGCAGGATTAGGTAAATTATTTATTGGTCATGCAGATGGTTTGGGTGGAACCCGTGCAGCTGTTATTATTGGTGGTTCTTATTTTACTAAGATGTTAGATCATGCCAATGGAACACTTACTGCATCATCAGCAGTTTTAACAGATAATAATTCTCATGTAGACGTACTTAAAACAACTTCACTTTATATTGGTACATCTGGTTCTGCAACTCAAGTAACTTCTTCAGCTGCAGAGTTAAATAAACTTGATGGTGTTACTGCAACGAGTGCTGAGTTAAATATTCTTGCGGGTGTAACAGCAGACTCTGGTGAATTAAATAAACTTGATGGTTGTACTGCATCAACAACACAATTAAATTATCTTGATGTTACGGTTGGTCAAGCATATGGTGGAAAAGCAGTAGTTCTTGATAGTGATAAACATATTGATCTTATTAAAACATCTGCACTTTGGATTGGTGCATCTGGTTCTGCAACACAAGTAACTGCATCTGCAGCCGAGTTAAATTTATTAGATGGTATTACTGTAATTGATACAGACTTATCAACAGTTGCTGGAACACATACGACTCTTGCAAGTGCATTAGCAATCAAAACATATGTTGATAATAATTTAACTGGTTTAGAAGTAAAAGATTCAGTTAAAGTTGCAACAACAGCAAATTTAAATACAACTTATAATAATGGTACTGCTGGAGTTGGTGCAACTCTAACTAATAATGGAGCAAAAGCTGCAATTAATATTGATGGTGTAGCACTTTCCGCTAACGATAGAGTTTTAGTTAAAGATCAAACAGGAAATACTGCAAATGGTATTTACACAGTAACCGATATTGGCTCTGGTTCAACTAATTGGGTTTTGACTAGATCAACTGATACAGATACAGCAGCCGAGTTAAATTCTGGTGTATTTTTCTTTTGTGAAGGTGGAACAACCAATGCTGATAATGGTTATGTAATGACTCAAGATAGTGCAATTACTTTTGGTACAACACATATTATTTTTGCACAGTTTTCTGGAACTGGACAAATTACAACTGGTGATGGTTTAAGTAAAACTGGAAATACCATGCAAGTCAATACTGGTACTGGTATTACAATTACATCGGATAATGTAGTTATTGATACTGCATGGCCAGGACAGGCTGCGATAACAACTGTTGGTACTATTGGTACTGGTACTTGGAACGCAACAGCAATTAGTGCAACAAAAGGTGGAACCGGTCTTGATACTTCAAGTTCTACTGGTGTTGGAATAGTTACAAGTGGTACTTGGACAACTCCTGCACAACTCACAGTTGGATTTGGTGGAACAGGTGCATCATCTTTTACGTCTAATGGAATATTATATGGTAATGGTACTAATGCAATACAAGTAACTGCAGCTGGTACTGATGGTTATTTTCTTAAATCAAATAGTGGAACACCAGCATGGACAAATGTAATTGATGGTGGAACTTTCTAATGGCACTAAGCCGAATAAAGACAGCTGATATATCAGACAATGCAATAACAACTGCAAAAGTAGCTGATAATACAGTTATTGACACAGACATAGTAGACGGTACAATTACTAATGCTATGGTTGATGCAAGTGCAGCTATAGCACATACTAAAATTGGTGGTCTAGGTAATGTAGCTACTCTTACTGCTGGTACAGCTGCCAATAACGTAGTACAATTAGATGGTACTCCAAAACTTCCTGCTCTTAATGCTTCTGCTGTAACTAATTTAACTTCTGGCAATCTTACTGGTTCGTTACCTGCTCTTAATGGAAGTAATTTAACTGGTATTACAAGTGACTTTAATCCTTTAGAAAGACAACTGGCTCGACTTGCTTTACATATTGGTGCTGTTGAACAATTAACTAAATTTAGTATGATTGACCAATGTGTAGATAATTATGAAGATGCATCTGGTATTACTGCTTATAATGCCGCAGATGCTATTTATGGAACTGATATAAGTCCAACAGGTACTGGTAGTTGGAATGGAGCAAATGCTAATTTTACTTTTGTTGGTGATGATACTATTTTCTTGACAACACAAGGAGATCGTGCAATAAGATTGACTGAAAATATTGTAGGTGATTTTTATGTTGAAATGAAAATAAATGAAGGTTACGCTGCTGGTTCTGGGAATAGACAACATTGGGGTGTTTATGATGTTGCAGAAGATGGTACGTTCTTGCAAACAGATCAATCAGGAAAGATGAAGAATGGTATAAGTGCATCATGGCATTATGATAATTATCATGCCAGGCCTTGTTACGGTAGTTCTGAATTAACGACACTAGGAGCAGGTGATAGACCCGGTGATACAGATGTTCAAAAAATTGCAAGAGTTGGTGGAGTATTTAAATATTATGTTAATAATGTAGCGAAATGGACTTGGACACAACAATCAACAAATGCTGTTAGATTAGTAATTGGAACAGGTGGTGGTTCTAATGCTACTCAGAATCATTCTGTTATAAAAGTTTTTAAGAATACACAAACATTAACTACTGCTGCTGTACCAAACACAGGCTCTGAGAATGTTGGTAGAAATTCGACTGATAAGTATATGTCTAGTATTTATACATCATATGGTAGTTCAACAGTATTGGATGAAAATAGTCTATCTGGTGATACAATTACATTTCACTCGGGCGGTAATGATGGGTTGCCTTCATGGACTAAGGGTGTAACATATTCAATAGGTACTGCAAATAATATACACAATCTTTATCATACTCCAAGCGGCGGAGCCTATACATGGTATTGGAATACTCCATCAACATCAAATACACCTGGCGCTGGAACTGGATTTGTTCTTGATTACGGACAAAAGCTAAGATTTATAGATTTTAAGATGCATAGAAACACTACCGCAGGTGAAGTAATGTCTTTCAGGTTGCAATATAGGGATGATAATTCAACTTGGACAAATTTTGATTTAACTGGTAGTACGTTTGCTGCATCTCCTGAATTGACGGCACTCGGAGAGGCTGATAATATATGGTCAACTAGCACTAAAGATGCTAATGGTATTTTCTCAACAACAACTGCTAGTTCATCTGGCGATGTAACTGGTGGTTTATGGACTCCTGCAACTCCTATTGAAGCACGTTATATTCGTTTTGACCTTCTGACTTATGCTAATCGTGGAAATAATAATGTTGGTTGGTCGAACTTTATTCCTACTGTTCAAACTATAACAAGCTCAAGTAATGCAACAGGTACACTTATTTCAACCACTATAACAGCAGAAAGTACACCAACGAAAGCAGATATAATTATACAAACTGAGGATGAAGTAGGAACAGCAACAATTAATACAGATGTTAAAGTTGGTGTAAGTCGAGATGCACTTAATTATGTTGAAACAACTCTGGTCAATAAAGGTACATGGGGAACAAATAAACATATTTTGGCAGCTAATGATGTTACGATACCTGGGACGGTATTTTCAAAAGATGTAACTATACGACCAGCTGTTGCAGCACTTGGAGATGATAGTAGTAATAATTTTACTATAACAGCAGTTGGTAATGCAACTGCATCAACAACACAAAAAAAGTTTGGTACACATTCAGTTTATTTTGATGGTACTGGTGATTATTTGACAGTTCCTGCTCATTCAGATTTTCAAGTAACAAGTTCAGATACAGTAACGATTGATTTTTGGGCTAAACGAGGAACTACGGGTTCACAAAAACATTTTTGTGGTGGCAATACTTGGAGTGGTGTCAACGAGTCATCTTGGATTTTTGATTGGGGTGCTAACGGTACTTTACGGTTTGCAAATTATACTAATTCATTTACAACATCTACTTCAGCACACGATACAAACTGGCATCATATTGCACTCGTATCTGATTCAGGTTCACAAACTGTTTATTTTGATGGTGTGTCCATAGGTACTGGTTCAATTACTTCTACATGGGGTAGTAGTACAGCTGTTTTAAGGATTGGTAGTTCTGGAAATAATCCCGGACAAGGCGAAGAATGGAATGGTTATATAGATGAATTTAGATGGTCAGATGTAGCAAGGTGGACTTCAAATTTTTCAGTACCAACTTCATCACATTTAAGAGATGCAAATACAAAATTATTAATACATGGAGAAGCACAAACAAGAGTATTTAAAATTGACGGAACTGCACAAGAAACACAAACATTAACTGAAGGATATACTTATAAATTCGATCAATCAGATAGTACTAATTCCAGTCATCCATTAAAATTTTCTACTACGTCTGATGGTACTCATAATAGTGGAACAGAATATACAACTGGCGTTACAACAAATGGAACTCCTGGGAATGCTGGTGCATATACACAAATTGTTGTAGCTGCATCTGCACCAACATTATATTATTATTGTGGTAATCATAGTGGTATGGGTGGAACTGCAAACACACCAGCAGAAACATCAACGACTAGTATGAGATATAAAGTACAAACAAAGAATCAAGTAGGAGATGATGGTGGTTATGAGATGGGAAATAGGAAAGATTCAATTACAGTAACTTCAAGTTTATCTGCAATTAGTGGTTCAGCTTGGCAGAATATGGTTGATGGTGATATAGGGCCAGGTTCTTCTTCAAACTCTGCTTGGTGGACTAATGGTGTTTCAGTTGTTAATGAGTGGTTGAAGTTTGATCTTGGTTCGGCAAGAGTTGTTATTGAAGCTAGATACCATCAAGACGAAGGAAATACTACAGCTCATCAAGGACAATGGAAATGGCAAGGATCTACTGATAATTCAAGCTGGACAGATATTGGTTCTCAATTTCAATTTGGAGGTTCTTTAATCCAAATACAAACACAACTAAATGGTAATACTACTGCTTATCGGTATTATAGACTTTTAGGAATTAGTGGTACTACTGTTTATAATTATCAAATGGAGATGGAATTTAAATACGCAACGTCAGCAGCTGCTAAAGTAACAAGAATACATGGAACAAGTTTTGCTTGGGCATAAAGGAGAAAGAGAATGGCATTACAAAGAATAGAAACAGATGCAATCGAAGATGATGCAGTTACTACTGCGAAAATAGCACCTAATGCTGTTGCAGCTGCAGACATAGCTGCAGGAGCAATAACGAATAGTGAAGTTGCGGCTAATGCAGCTATTGCTACTTCTAAAGTTTCTGGTTTAGGACCTGCAGCTACTCTTACTGCTGGTACAGCTGCAAATAATGTAGTACAGTTAGATGGTTCAGGAAATCTTCCTGCTGTTAATGGTTCTGGATTGACAAATTTAACTTCTGCTAATCTTAGTGGTGCTTTACCTGCTATTGACGGAAGTAATTTAACTGGTGTTTCAACTGATACAACAATATTAGAAAATAATATAGCAATACTTGCATTTAAAACCCAGGCCGCAAATAATCTTGCAAAGTTTAATTTGATTGACCAAGTGGTTGATGAATACGAAGATGCAACTGGAATTGATGCATCTGCTTCTACTAATGAAAATTTTCTTGGTGGAGCTGGTGCAAAATATTATTCGGGAGGAACATCAGGTTCTCCAGCATCAACTGTAAAATCTCACACAGGAGCAAATCAAACATTTACTGTACCAACTGATGTAAGCATAATTACTTTCAAAGCATGGGGAGCAGGTGGTGGTTCGGGTGGAGCTGCAAATGGTGGCGGTGGAGGATTTGTGCAAGAAGATATTAGTGTAACTGCTGGTGAAACTCTAAACGTAAAAGTTGGTGGAGGAGGGCAACGGATAGTAAATGGTGCATCCCGAAAAGGTGGTGGGGGTGGTTGGACATCTATTGATCGTTCTGGAACTTTTCTTGCTGGTGCTGGTGGTGGAGGTGGAGCAGGCGATTCAAACCTTACTCCCGGTGGTGCTGGTGGCGGTACGACAGGGGGTGATGGTGGTGGACAAGTTAGCGGTGGTCAAGGTTTAGGGGGAACACAAAGTGCTGGAGGGGCCGCAGGCACAGGTGGTACTGCTGGTAGTGCAGGCACAGGTGGTCGAGCTTTATCGGGCTCTGCTGTTGATGCGACTGGTGGATATAATGGTGGCGGTGATGGTGATGGTGATAATGCTTCTTGGACTGCTGGTGGTGGAGGAGGCGGTTATTATGGAGGTGGAGGTGCTGGCAATGGAGGTGGAGGTGGTGGCTCAGGCTATGCTCCAACTGGAACAAATACTTCTGCTAGTGGAAGTACTGTTGCCAATGGTAGTGATTCAGATTATCAGTCAAGTACAGGTAATGGTGGTAGTCCAAATAATAATGGTCAACATGGTGCTGCTGTATTGAACTATACACCAAGTACTGTACAAGATTTAACTCTCCAATCTATTGCAAACACAGCATTGGCTGCACCAACGACAGGTGACATAGTAATGTTAATAGAAAATGCATCAGGTACAGCAACATTAAATACAGATATAAAAGCATGGATATCTCGTAACGGAGGATCGGGTTGGGATCAGGCAACACTAGTAGATAAAGGTACTTGGGGAACTAATAAAAAGATTATAACTGCAAACAACGTAGCATTTTCAAATAGTGCATCTGGAACGGATATGCGTTATAAAATTACAACACATAATCAATCAGCAGGTAGTAAGGAAACAAGAGTACACGCAACATCATTAGCATGGGCTTAATTTAACAATGGAGGTTTTATGGAAAAGAATGAGTTTGATGAGAAAATAAAATATGCACAAAGTTTGATTAATATTTTACAAACTAGATTGAATGAAAGTACAGCACAGAATGTTCAGTTAGAAGCAACAGTAACATCATTAAAAGAAAAATTAGAACAACACCAACAGGAATCAGTAGATGGCAATAGTACTCAAACCGAAGAAAAGTGAAACATCATCATCTGTACCTACAACTAGTGATTTAGCTGTTGGTGAAATCTGCATGAATATTGCAGATCAAAAAATATATACTAGAAAATCAGATGATTCGATTGTTATAATTGCAAGTCATGGTTTGACGGACTTAGATGGTTCTGTAACTACAGCTAAACTAGCAGATGGTGCAGTAACAAGAATTAAGATAGCCGGTGATGCAGTTGATGGAACTAAACTAGCAGACAATGCCTGTAATAGCGAGCATTATACAGATGGTTCTGTTGATGATGTTCATATTAGTGGAATGGCTGCAAGTAAATTATCGGGAACCATAACACCTTCTGATAATACTGTTACTGGTGCAAAGATCGCACTTGGAAGTGATGCTACTGGTGACCTTATGTATTATGACGGAACTAATTATGTTAGACTTGCAAAAGGATCTAACGGAGAAGTATTAACACTTGCAAGTGGAGTACCAAGTTGGGCTGCAGACTCAACTAATGTGTCGAGTACATCTGTTGGTGGTGATGTTACAGGTACAGTTGGAAATATACAAATAGCTAGCAACACAGTTGGTATTTCAGAGTTAAATGTTACAGATGGTTCAGCAGATCAAGTATTAAAAACAAATGGAAGTGGTACTCTTAGTTTTACAACAATAGCTCCAGGAGTATCAGAAGCGGTAGCAACTTCAAAGGCCGTTACAATGGCAATCGCATTAGGATAAAACTATGGCAATCACAACAAGAACACAGTTGCAAGATTATTGTTTTAGGAGACTAGGACATCCTGTTATAGAAATAAACGTAGATGATGAACAATCTTCTGATCGTATAGATGATGCACTTCAATTTTTTGGAGAGTATCATTTTGATGGTGTAGAAAAAGTTTATTTAAAACATACAATAACACAAACTGATATTGATAATGAATATATTGCTATGGCAGATCCTGTTATTAGTGTTATAAGAGTTTTACCATTACCAGATTTTAATGCATTTCAGACTGGATTTTTTAACGAAGAATTTCAATTACGTTTAAATGATTTGAATACATTTCAAGGATCATCAGTAATTAACTGGGCTATGTCATTACAGAATTTTTCTTTAATTGAATATCTGTTTACTGTTCAACCAACTATTCTTTTTAATCGTAAACAAAATAGACTTTTCTTAGAAACTAATTGGGATGATAAGTTTGAAGTAAATGATATTATGATTGTTGAGGCATATCGTATTTTAGATCCGACTACATATACAGAAGTATATGATGATATGTTTCTTAAAAAATATACTACTGCATTAATTAAAAGACAATGGGGAGAAAATTTGAAAAAGTTTGAAGGAGTGCAATTGCCGGGTGGTGTTACACTTAATGGCAAAACAATTTATGATGAAGCAGTAGATGAAATTACTAAGATTGAAGAAGAAATGAATCTTAAATGGGAACTTCCACCTGATGGGTTAATAGGCTAATGGCAACTAATTTATATTTCCAAAACGTATCATCACACGCAGAACAAGAATTAATTAATTCTTTAACTAGTGAAGTAATACAAATACATGGTTTAGATGTTTTTTATCTACCAAGAACTTTAGTTAAAGAAGATTTACTTATGGGTGAAGATGTTTTATCAAAATTTTCTACTGTATATGAAATTGAGATGTATCTTAAATCAACTGAAGGTTTTGGTGGTGAAGGAGACTTGGTTAGTAAATTTGGTTTAGATGTTCGTGATGAAGTTATTTTTACTGTTCATAGAGATCGTTTTGAACTTGCAACTGATATGTCAAAACCATTAGAAGGTGATTTAATTTATTTACCAATTAATAAAGGATTGTTTGAAATTAAATTTGTTGAACACGAACAACCTTTTTATCAATCAGGAAAAAATTATAGTTTTGATATAACTTGTGAGTTGTTCCAGTATGCTGAAGAACAACTGGATACTGGTGTATCAGAAATAGATTCTATTGAAAGAGAACAATCAGCTGCAATAGATTTAGTTATGACTGCTGGTGGTTCAGGAACATTTAGTGTAGATGAAGCAGTTTATCAAGGTCCTAGTCTTGCAAATGCAACAGGTAAGGGTATAGTAGTTAGTTGGAATACTACAACAAGAACTTTACGAGTTAATGATACGTCTGGAACTTTTGCAGCCTCAACAAATGTTACGGGGGATACAAGTGGTGCAGTTTGGTCACAAGCATCAGCTGCAGATTATCAAGAGTTGCCAACCACACCATTTGCAGACAATAAAGAGTTTGAAACAGACGGAGATGCTATTCTTGATTTTTCAGAATCTAATCCTTTTGGTGAGGTTACTTAATGTTTGGTGAGTATTTTTACAACAAAAATATACGAAATGTAGTTATTCTTTTTGGAACAGTTTTTAATGATATTATTGTAAGACGAGTTGATGCGTCAAATGTTACTCAAGAAGAATTTAGAGTACCTATAGCTTACGGTCCTGCTGAAAAGTTTTTAGTAAGATTAAGACAAGCTACAGATATTAGTAAAGGAAAAGTTGGTTTAACATTACCAAGAATGTCATTTGAGTTTAGTGCTATTACTTACGATTCAACAAGAAAATTAGTAACAACTAAACAATATAAAAAACCACATTCATCTGATTCTACTAAATTAACAACAGTTTATACTCCTACACCATATGACTTTGATTTTACATTAAGTGTTATGGTAAAAAATTCTGATGATGGAACACAAATATTAGAACAAATTTTACCATACTTTTCTCCTGCATATCAAGTTACAATGAATGAAAATAGTACTATGGGGATTAAAAGAGATATCCCTATTATTTTTACAGGCTTAACAACGGAAGATACTTATGAAGGAGATTATTTATCACGAAGAGCTCTCATTCATACATTGACATTTACTGTTAAGGCATATCTCTATGGCCCAACAAAAGATGTTGGAATTATTAAAGAAGTTGATGTTAATAAATATAATGATACAGCAATGTCAAGAAAAGTAGAAAGTACTGATATAAAACCTGATCCAACAACCGCAGACGCAGATGATGCGTTTGGATTTACAACCACAAGAACGGATTTTTATTAATGAAAAAAACAACTGTTGAAAAATTAAATAAAGTAATAGATGTTACAGGTGACTTAATACCAGTTGAAAGAAACAAAAAAGAAAAAGCACCAACAGTAGAAGTTAATACAACAGACTTAACTTCTGATTATGATTTTTCAAGAGATCAATATCATAAACTTATAGATAAGGGTAATGATGCTCTTGAAGAATTACTTGCAGTTGCAAAAGAATCTGAATCTGCAAGAGCTTATGAAGTAACTGCACAACTGGTAAGAACTTTGTCTGATACAACTAAAGAATTATTAGAATTACAAAAAACAAAAAAAGAAATTGAAAAAGAAGTTAAAGATCCTCAAACTGTAAATAATTCTTTGTTTATTGGTAGTACAAAAGAATTGCAGGATTTATTACTAGAGAAGAAAAAATAATGCCAGAAGATTCATATTTAGGTAATAGGTTATTAAAGCCAACAAATGTTCCACATCAATTTACAAAACATGAAGTTAAAGAATATGTAAAATGTCGTGATGATGTTATATATTTTTTAAGAAATTATGTTCAAGTTATTCATGTTGATAAAGGATTGATCCCGTTTGACCTGTATGATTATCAAGAAGATTTAATTAAAACTCTTGATAAACATAGATACGTTATTGTAAAGAGTGCAAGACAGTCTGGTAAATCTGTAACAAGTCTTGGTTATATTTTACATTATGTATTATTTAATAAGACAAAGATAGTTGGTATGTTGGCCAACAAAGCATCAACGTCAAGAGAATTGCTCGGAAGAATCCAGACAGCTTATCAACATTTACCTAAGTTTTTACAACAAGGTATTGTTGAATGGAACAAAGGAAATTTAGAACTTGAAAATGGTTCTAAAATAATTGCATCTTCAACCTCTTCATCTGCAATTCGTGGTTATAGTTTTTCCATGTTATTTTTAGATGAGTTTGCTTTCGTACAAAGAACAATTGCAGATGCATTTATCAAATCAGTTTATCCTACAATTTCATCTGGTAAAGATACCAAAATTATAATGGTGTCTACACCAAATGGATTTAACTTATTTTATAAGTTTTGGAATGATGCAGTAGAAGGAAATAACCAGTTTAAAACATTTAAGATTCATTGGTCTAGTATTCCAGAAAGAGATCAAGAATGGCGTAAGAATATTATATCTGATATTGGTGAAGAAGCATTTCGACAAGAGTATGAAGCAGAGTTTTTAGGATCTGCAAATACTTTGATATCTTATGAAAAACTTCAAGAATTATCTTATTGTTCTCCATTATGGTCAAAAGAAGATTTAGATGTATACGAAGAACCAAAAAATGATAGATTATATACGATTACAGTAGATACAGCTCGTGGTCAAGGATTAGATTACTCAACTTTTTGTGTGTTTGATACGACTGAAGTTCCATACAAAATAGTAGCAAAATATCGAAATAACACAGTTGCACCGCTGCTTTTTCCAAATATTATAAATAATGTAGGGAAGAAATATAATGATGCGTACGTTTTAGTGGAAAGTAATGATATCGGAGCCCAAGTAGCAGACGTTTTGCACCATGATTTAGAATATGAAAATCTTTTAACAGTATCATGGTATGGTAGACATGGCCAACAAATATCATCTGGCCATCGTGCAGATATATCTTATGGAGTAAGAACAACCAAACAAGTTAAAAAAATAGGTTGTTCAAATCTAAAGAGTCTAGTAGAAGAAGATAAGCTACTTATTCCTGATTATGATATTATTTCTGAGTTGACAACATATGTAACTAATGGAGATACATTTGCAGCAGAAGATGGGGCAAATGACGATTTGGTTACAACTTTAGTTTTATTTGGTTGGGTTGTCGATCAATCTTATTTTAAAGAACTGAGTAATTTGAATATACGGGAAAAATTATATCAAAATAAAATGGATACTATTGATGATATGACAATCCCCTTTGGTATTATTGATGATGGATTGACTGATTTGTATGAAAGAGATTCTGAAGGCAATCTCTGGAAAACAGTACATACGTTTAAATAAAAATCTATATCAATATTAGAAATGTAAAAGGAGAAAACAAATGCCATTTCAAGTATCCCCCGGTATTAATATTACCGAACAAGACTTAACAACTGTCGTACCAAACGTCGCTACTACGATTGGTGCTATGTCAGGTGGTTTTCAATGGGGTCCTGTGTTGGAAAGAACACAGATAACCACAGAAAACGAATTAGTAGACATTTTTGGTAAACCAAACGCAACCACGTTTGAATGGTTTTGGACAGCTGCAAATTATCTTGCTTATGCAAATAATTTATGGGTTGTTAGAAACGTAGGAACAAATGCAAAAAATGCGGTCGTTGGAGATAGTGATGCAGGTACAGCTGTATTAGTAAAGAGTGCAGATCACTATGACAGTATTACATTTTCAGATCAACTTTTTGTTGCAAAATATCCCGGTGCATTAGGAAATAGTTTAACAGTAAAAGCTATTGATACTGATGCATGGTCAGATGCTACTGTTAATGCAGATTTTCTTGCAAACTTTGATAGAGCTCCGGGAACATCAACAGATGTTGCTACTGCAAATGGTAGTGCTAGTTTTACTGCTAATGACGAGATGCACGTTCTTGTTATTGATGAAGATGGATTGTGGACAGGAGTTCCCGGTGAAGTGTTGGAAAAACATGCTTTCGTAAGTAAAGCATCTGATGCAAAGAGAATTGACGGTTCAAGTAATTATGTTGTAGATGTTATGCGTAACGAATCTAAGTATGCATGGGTTGGTTTGGTAACTAAGTTTACTGAAAATTCAACTGGTTCAGAGAAAAATGCTGGTCAGCCAAAAGCTGGTGGTGCATTTAAAACTTTTAATAGTGCAACAGCTGCTGAAGGTGTTCCTGGTGGATCAATGACACTTGGTGTTTCTGATGATACAATGACTGATGCATTGTTACAAGCAGGTTATGCATTATATCAAACACCAGAAGTTGTTGATGTAAGTCTACTCTTGGGTGGAGCATCTTCTACAACGACTGGTCGTTGGATTATTGATAACGTAGCTTCAACACGAAAAGAT